TGCGATCACCTCGATTCTAAAAATTAAATATAAGGGAGTTTCATATATGAATAATTTAAATGCTGTACTTGAGCTAATATTTTTTCAGTTCTGTTCCGTTGCAAAATATATTTTTGCGATCCGTATTGCAAGTGATGTTATAAAAAAATCAAATGAAAACGATATACAAGGGATAATTCACGCCGTAATATCGGGCGGTATTGGTTACGGTTGCTTATATTCGATTGTATCTGTATTAGATGCAGTTCAAAATTCATTCGTAAAATAAGGGGGTATTCTATGATTAACTTTATAATCATGTTTTGTATTGTAGTTATATTTACACGTATCTTTTTAAATAAATACGATATTAAAAGTAAGGACACATTCGCAGTTATTATTGCTCTTATTTTATCCATATTTCTGAATTTAATACAATTTATCATAGACCTAATATTAAAAATGATCCTTTAGGAGGTAAAATATGTTTTTGTTAAAATTCAAGCTATTTTTAACACAAACGATGATATATTTTCAAGATACCGGAAGTAAATTTCCGCATGTCAATAGTGCATCTTATATGCTTATGAAAGGTTCTGGCCGCACAAATTTCGATCATTTAAAAGATCAATTATACCCATTTTCATTAGAAGACCTAGAATCACTACCACAATATAGCAGTTTAAATATTATAAATTATCAGGATGGTAAAGCTAAATTTATAACGAAATTACCACCACCTATAAAATGATTAAATATATAAGCATATTTAAGCCTTTAAAAATTTATAGGCATAGTATTTACCCTATAATCATTTTAAATCGCTCTAGGAACGTCACAGAAAGCCTAGGAAAGTCATATAGAAATAAAAAAGACCCTACATTTAATGTATAAGGTCTTTTTTTTATGTCAGTGTTTGTGTTCATCATCAGAATAAGGGCAAGCCGTTCCTTTTTCATCAATAATTTTTGTAATATCTTTTAGTATAGATTTTTTAGTTTCAAAGTCTAACTTAGCTAACTTGCACCAATTTTCAGAAACTAACGCCATCATAAAGCCTAAATCTGCGTGCATGTTATGTGTAAATTGACTTGATACATTTAAAGCATATTGTTTATTAGGTACACGATCAAGGAATATGTTAAATCCTTCCGTAATATTATCAACGTTTTCTTTATATTCGTTTTTTAATTTATCGGATATATCATTATCGTTATACATAGGTATGTTTTCTTCAAAAGGGTTTGTAGTTGGTTGATTCTCTTCAATATATTTTATAGCTGATTCATCGTCACAATCGAGTATGTTTTTAAATAGAGAAATTAGATCATCATTATTAATATTTTTTATTCTTCCAGTTTCAACCTGAGTAATCCATGTTTGAGTTCTGCCTATAGCGTCTGATATTTGTGTACCAGTTTTATTAAATTTTAAGCGAGTATCTACAATGAATTTACGGATTTCTTTATCTAGTTTTGTTTTTGATTCGTTCCTATTAAACATATGTGAAAAGATCCTTTCTATTTGTAACATGTATGCATTATAACATATAATACACAATACGTCAATATGCATACATAACAAAAAAATGCAAATAAAAATACAAAAATTTGGTATGCAAATATTTATAAAATTATAAATATGTACTTGCATATGTACATTATGTATGTTAGAATTAGATTAGAAACAAATTAGAAATTAAAAACGGACATGACTTAAGGCTACATAAAAAATTGACAGAATCAATTTACCGATGTGGCGGACTCGCCACCACGGGAAGTTACAGGAAAGGGAGGTAAGGGTGTGGCAGTTTTGCCACAGGCTTCCGACACAGGCAAATCAAGAGAAAATCTATGGGTGGTTAAGGTGGCATTACACAAGATGTGGCGGACTCGCCACCTGTTGAAATAGGGTAGGCAAGGGTAGTGCAGGTCTGCACACCCCTTCAGAATTAGAAAAAGGTAGAACTACCGATATAACAGCTCAAAAAGTAGGTTTAAAGTCAGGCAGAGAAGTAGAAAGAGCAATTAAGACATTAGAAATTATTGACAACTTGGTGGTTAGGACTTCAAAGCAAGAAGATCCTTCACATATAAAAAAAAAGAAAGAAGAGGTTACGAGGATGTTAAAAGAACGTGAAAAGCTACTACTACAAAAGCTACAATTAATTACCGTTGATGATTTAATCGAGAAATTAAACGACGAGCAAGAAGAAAGCGAATGTATTCGTTACAAAATCACAGAAGAGTTTAAAACAAATACAAGAGAATATGAGTTACTCAATCTCAAAGGAGAAACAGAAGATAGTCTATTTATATTTAGTGATGCAGAGGATCGTCTAAGTGAGGATGGTACAAGAGTGCTAATGATGTTTCAAGAAAGTTCTGTAGTAGCTGCATGTTTTAAAATGCAAGGTAAGAAATGGATTTCAAAAATACTTTTTAATGATGGCATGATAACTATTCAAAAAGTTAGTTAGAGATTAATCTCTTCTATATAAAAGAAAATTAAAGGAGTTGATAAGGTTGATTGTTATTAAGACAAAGAAAAAAGGCTCTAATGTGCGCTAACACATAAGAAGCCAAAAGGTCGGTTTATTATTTAAAAACTGTTAGTTAAATTATAAACCACCTAAGTTTAAAATTCAAGAGAAAATTTTAATTAGGAAGGAAAAATTAACATGACAACAAAAAATTTATTAGATTTAGTAAGAAATAAGGGGATTATTAAAAGAGGTTATTTAAACACAAACAACTTTGGGTTAGATTTTGACGAAGTTTATGCGACTGGTAGTGAAATAACCTTCACGCTAGACGATAAGTTAAGAGGAGAACGTTCCTTATATTACACGCTAGACACTAACTTGATATCAAATATCGTACAAAACACTGAAGAAAGCCTATTCGGTAATTATACGATTAATATAACGTTAAAAAATGATATTATGATAGCTTTATCATTTGATACGAAATTAGAAACGGATCTCGAATTATACGGATTAAGTAACGTAAATCAGTACAAAAAATGCACTATACAACACGCTCTAAAAGAAATAAAGGATCATAAAAATATTTATTTAATTGCTATAGACCCATTTGACGAAAACGGGGGGACGGGAATAGGCTTATATAATTGTAGCTTTTTAAACACTAAGTTATTACATGATAACACGCTACTATGTTTCGATAATACGACTGAAGAGCCTACAATTAAGAATGGGAAAGAAGTATATACGATTTATAGTCAATGTAACTTTTATGTTGATACAAAAAAAGTTGAGAATGTTTTTGAGTTATCAGAGTTAGATTTAGGTGATTTTTTCGAGTATCAATGCGATAAAGGTTATATGTTTCTAATGCAAGCACCAGCCGGATCAGAGTATTATCAAAATATCGTAATCGGTTTATTAAATTAAGAAGGGGGATTAAATAATGAATATAAAATTAAGAGATGCTTTAAATAGAATTGCAAGTAAATCTAAAGAAAATGTAATAGGATTCTCATATTCAAGTGACGTATTAAATTTGAGTTTGTGCATAGGGGTAGAAATTGAAGTAAAAGACGAGAGTTTTTGTCTATGGGGGCAAGATGGATCTATAAGCGCACCTATTGAAATTTCTTTCTATAATGCAGATGTAAAAGAATTTAGTTATCGTACAGCCGAAGAAGCCGAAGACCTTGATCCAGAAACAAATTGGACAGTAGAGCATTTAATCGTAATGCTTAAAGACAATTCTAGTTTCGTGTTATACGTAGAATAGGGGGCAAAATGAGTAAAGAATATATCGTTATGCCTAGTAAAGAAGAATTACTAGAATTACCTAAAGAAAACCTAGTTGGAGCGCTTAATATCTTCTTTGAGCAACTAAAAGAAAGAGAACGTCGTGAAGATAGAATGTTACAGATTATAGATTTATTCAATGAGATAATAACTTCACAAAAAAATTGCCTTATAACACTTTATAATCAATGTCAATTTTATATCAGTGATGATGAAGAACTAAAAAATATGCTTGCTGAAAATGACATATTATATTGTAAAAATTCTTTAGAAATTATGGAGATAAACAACACTCCAATAACGGAAAAGGATATAAATAACCCATTTGAAGATTACAAAAGATCGGAATGGATGGACTAATAAAATAACAAAATGGTATGGGTATATGTATGTGTATACTCATACCATAATTGACTATAAAGGAGACACGAATATTTGAGCAATACTAATAAAACAGCGATTTTAAAACACTTTTACGATATGTTATACCCAAAACAATTAAAAGAAAATGAATATATAAGAATCTTAGCAGTAAGAAAAGCAAGAAAAGAGGGGGATAAGGACTTTACAAAAGCAGTTTTCGTCCAATCCTTTGAAGAGTTTCAAGATTACATCGAAACGCATAAACACGTATTTGAACTCTATACAACTTTAGCAACTACAAGAGGTTGTATCAATGGAGAAGAGGGTTCTTTAAGACAAAGAAAAGTATTATATCTTGACTTTGATAAAAAGGAAAATAAGGATATTAAAACGGCACAAGATTGCATGGATATAGTAAAAGCTAAATTTCCTCATTTATTCATTCATGCGATTATAAATAGCGGTCATGGATTTCACTTGTACATATCTATAAAGCCAACTTGTAAACTGGATGAAGTAAAAGAAATTAATACAAGATTAATAAAAGCGGTTGGAGCAGATCAGAAAGCCGGATTAATTACACAAGTGGTAAGAATCCCAACTTCATACAATATGAAACATGGGGAAAAAACTCCAGTAATCGTGGTTAATAATTTTTATGAAGTGGGTGAGAAGTTCTCGGCTTATAAGTTGCCTTATTTACACAAGATGCTGAATGAGTATGAGCATGTATCAGAACGCATGGAGCAACTAGAAAAGAGGGAATATCACCTACCAGCGATGGGAGAAGCATATTATTGTGTACGTAAAGCCGAAGCTGAAGGAGTAGACGAAGGTAAGCGGAATTTTTGGCTAGGTAGAATAATCAATTACAAAACAATGTACGGATTCACACCAGAGCAGATAGAACGAGATTGCTTAGAGTTTAATAAAAGATGCAGACCCCCCAAGAATCCTGAAGAGATAAAAAGGGATATTAAATCATACTCAAAAAAGAATTATCATCTATTAGGCTGCTATGAATCTTTTCCCGAAGATAGTAAAGAACGTACATATGTTGAGGAAATGTGTTTTAAATCCAATTGCAAAACTTATTACAAGGGAACAAAAGTCGGAATTAATAACGGTGGTGGTGTAAGAATGAATAAGAAAATTTTAACTGATAAGATGTTACAAACGACAAGCGGATATGAGTATTTAGTTTTAACAGTCCTTTATAGATATAAGGATTATTACGCTCGTAGGGGATTTACTATCAAAGAGTTAAAAAAGCGACTTACATCACCAATAAATAAAAAGCTGTGCATGGATGAAAAGACCTTTAAAGGGGTATTAGATAGCCTAATTAATAAAAAGTATATAGAGATTAAAATGGATAATCAAGACGATCCAGTAAGCAAACATAAAATTAAGCTGGTAAGAAAGTTAAATGAATTTAATCAAGGCTATATAGAGTTTTATTATTCTATAGCAAATTTGTTAAGGTTTGGGATTATAACGCAGACAGATTATAAAGTATATTTGTGTTTAGTAAGGAATCTTGATCCACAAAGTACAAAGTATTCAACTTATGAGCAATTAGCAAGTGATTTGAATATGGATGCAAGTAATATAGGTAAATGTATTAGAAAGTTAGATGATGTTGGATGTTTAACTATTAAGCATGTATATAGTCAAAAGGGAACAAAATTTAATAAGTATGACTTGAATAATCCTAATGCTTTTAATGGGGTTGTGATGGAAGATGAAGAAGAGGTTCATATGATTGAGTTATTCCCTTAGTCTAACCCTAACGGGATACTGAAGTATATAATACATTTGATACAATAGTGGTAAAAATTCCTGATTTTATTTTTTATAATTATGCGGAAACCCTTGATTTATAAGGCTTTGATGATATTCAGAAAGTGTTGTGAAAGTACGTTTTAATATGGTAAAAATTCCGTATTAGTTTTTGAGAAAAGCTAGTAAAATCAATGCTTGTAGCGTTTTTTTAATGTAATTAACTTTTTTATTAATCATTAAATTCTTTATCAATAAGATGATTAAATTATACAACACTTTCTGTAAAATATCAAGATAAACTTAAATTATTTTTTATAAATATGCAAAAATGAAAGGACGATTTTAAATGACAAATAATATTGATATAAAAAGAGGTACATATATAATGAGCATGGATGCTAGATATTTATACGGAGCAAATAATCCCAAGAATCCATGTATTGATTGCAAGAAAAAGAATAAATGTAATGATAGTCAAAAAGAAGAATGTTCCCTCTTACAAAAGTATAACTATAATAAAACTTTTGGTTATGATGCGCGTAGTTTTAATAGACCGGTTGAGGAAGAAACTAAAGGGAAAGGTAGACCTAAAAAGCAACAATTTAGATTAAATAGAAAAATATACGGAGTACCAATGCCTTATTCTTTAGCTTTTAAAGAGTTGTATAGACGATATGAAAATGAATTTATGGTGGACGATTTCGGAAAAACTTATACTAATCTAATTATAAATGTAAAGTTTAAGAATATCCCCAAGACTAAGTCTGAAGATAAAATAGAGTATTTAGTTGAAGATATGAGTAACAAATTTATTGATAAAGATAAAGCTAAAATTGCAGAAATTAATAAACTAAATGATATAGAAGATAATAACAAATCCTATAAAAAGACCGTAAAAAAGAAACCAGCTTTAAAAGCCGATGATAATATAAAAACAAGTAGAGATCTACGTTATAATATATACGAAAATGGCTTTATGATTGATGGTGTAAAATATGTTAGACTTATGCGTAGCAGTTCTAAAAGCCGTGGTGGTAGTTGCTTATTTATCAAGGAGCAATATTGCAATGAATTTATAAGCTGGGCGAGATTAAACCTTAAATTTGAACTCATTGACGATGATACAGACCCAAATAAAGTTGAGTTTGTGGACTTAGCTTCTCTATTTGCTTATGAGAGTTTAATCCTGTCATCCATTGAAGACACAGTATATATTGATAAAGATGAAATATTACTAATTTCAGATTATGAATCAAAATTTAAAGGTATGGCAAGCGTAACAGAATTAGCAGAAGAAGAAATAGACGGACAAATGGTAAAACATGCTGTAGTTATAGATAAAGAATATGATTTTAGCAATAGTTTATTTGATGGATCGTGCTTAATGGATGAAAGTAAATTTAATAATAAAAAGGGTGTAAAACTATTACGTCAAAGAATGTTTAAAGGAGCTGCTTTTAATGCTAAAATAACTAGATTCCTTGATGAACAACTTACAGAAGAAGAGAAAGAACGTGGTTATTTGCTAGACATGGTTAATAGACCAGTGAAGATTGACAGAATAAAACTAATATGTACTCCATCAAGTTTAAAATGGGTAAAATTTAGTTTCAAATATGTTTGTGATTATGAATCTGAAAAGTTTAAATATGAAATTGCAGAATATAAAGAACTTTTAAAATCAGATCCTAAATCTAGTAGATTAAAAGAGTTAAATAATATCTTTATGAAACCGGCATATGAATATTGGTTAGAAAATCTCAATGGTGAATTTGGAGTAGTTAAAAGCGAAAAGGGAATATATGACGATGCAAGATGTATGAGCGCACAACAATTACAAGCGTTACCACTTAATATAGAAGAGTGTAAAGAATTGTTAAAAGCTGAATTTGATTTTATCCAAAAATTAAAGGATGATCCTGAAACCATGCTTTGGTTTTTGGGTAATTATAAAAGTGAAAACAAAGAATTTATTGCAAACTTGTTAGTTAGAAATAAAAATGTTGCTAATACTGCTTTATATCGTGAGTTTAGAGATAATATTGTAGAAACTTATAAAGAAAATAGATTGAGACTAGGTAAGATAAAAGTACCTAATTCAGATTATGCCGTAGCAATAGCGAACCCAATTTCTTATTTATATCATGCGATAGGTAGGGATATTTCAGAGCCTAAGGAATTTAATAAGTATGATCCTAAATTAAAGAATAGAGAGTGCTATTGTAGTGCTTATAAAGACGGAGAGGACTTATTCTGTATTCGTAATCCTATCATTTTTGCTGGTAATGTATGTTGTGTTAAAAATGCTTATAATGATGATTTTAAAAGATATCTTAATCTAACAGATAATATTTTAATAGTAAATGTTTATGATAACGATTTTATGGATCGTAACTCAGGAGAAGATTGGGATATAGACACAAACTTTTTATCAAATCATCCATTATTGGTTGAAAAAGCTAAGTTTTGTGAAGAAAATTATTTAACACCGGTTAATTTTGTACCTTCAAAATTGAGTAAAAAGTTTTATTGTATTGATAATATAGTTGACACTGATTCAAAGATTAGCCAGGGAAAAATCGGAGAAGTATGTAACAGTGCAGCTATCATCAACGGATATATGTGGGATATCTTTTACAGTGATTTAGACGAAGAAAGTAAAAATAAAGCATTTAAATATTTATATAATCATGTGAGCCGATTATCTTCAGTTTCAAATTGCGAGATTGATTCTGCAAAAAAGGAATTTGCCATAAATACAAAAATAGAATTAAAGAAAATAAACGATATGGATTATATTAATAAAGTAGATTTAATAGTCCCTGATAATAGCCTAAAAATTAAAGAGCCTAAAAACATTGAAAATCTAAGCGAAGAAAAATTAAATCTCATCGAAGAAAACAATAATAAAAAGGCTAAGTGTATCAGTTTAAAGGAAGAATTAGATCAATTTCAAGAGAAATTAATTAAATTGGAAAGTGAAGAAAAAGAAAATGAATTAATCAAAGAGTATAAAGAAAAAATAGAAAAGTTATATGATGAAATAGATCAAGTATTATCAGGCATTGTTAGAATCAAAGAAGATGCTATCGTAAGACCGTACTTCATGAAGTGGTGTGGAGTAGGAAAACAATATAAATTTGATGATGAATTAAACTGTCCAATGGATCATATTGAAAGAATATTAGAGAAAGCTTTTCCTCGAAAAACAAATACTGATAACAAAGGGCAATCAATACCAATTAATAAGATTTTTATTAATCCTGAAGAAAGTTTAGATGATGCAAACAGGAGAAAAATTACTGAAATAGTTGATTTAGTTACCGAAATGGATAAGCAGATTAGAGAAGTTAAGACAAAAAAGAAAAAGAAGAAACAAGAAGAGTTTATTTCGGAACAAGACTATTTTAATGATACGGTTCAGTTAATAGCCGATATGGAGATTGATCCTATAACTATAAAATGTATGTTTCATAGAATATACGGGAATCCAAATACAAACAATGAAGCTGCAAAAGACGCCGTTAAGAATATAAGATCTGTTAAAACTAGATTAATAGAAGTTTTATACTTAGCACATCCAGAAAAAGTGTTAGCGATTTTTGATTATGACACCGATTATAAAAAATTAGAGTTTTTCGGCAATACGTATCATAAAAAAGTAGTTTTTGAAAAATCTGCTATATAAGGTAAAAAAAATTAGAGTGGTGAAATGCCACTCTTTTTTGTATTTTTTATCACGACAAACATTTTTATAACACGTATAAACCCTTATAAATAAAGGGTTTGGGCGATTGACGATTTTCCGATTAATGGTATATAAGAAAGTATATTTATCCTATGCTAAACTAATTATATACTATTGTCAAATAAAAGTCTATTGTGAAATTGCACAAAGATTTTTATAAAATTTATTAAAAATTACTAGAAATAATTATTGAAAAATAAGGAGAGTGAAAAATGAGTGAGGTTGTTTTAACACAAAAGAATGTAAGAGAAAGATTATTAAAGATTATAAGCGAAGGCATGAATCAGAAGTATATTAGTCAGCAATCGTTTATTGCACAAAGTTCTTTAAGTAAATATAAGAATAGTAAGTTAAACCTTACTTATCCAGAATTGGAAAGTTTATCAAACTTCCTTATTAGTAAAGGATATTAAATTAGTAATTACGCTTATGCGTCTTACATACACAATTAGATAGATCATTAACATGTTATGTTTGCTGATTTCATGTTCGTAAAATCGAACCGTCCTCCGCCCTAAAAAGCAATTGCAAAAATCAGCTAAGTGTCATGAGCGAGGCTTTTAACCTCGTGGATAAGGTATGATATACCTGCGGTGGTGTCTCCAATTTTTGGGGGCGCTGCCGTTGCTAAAAACTCTAAAGAAAGAGGTGTAAAATGTATTACTACGGATTAGAGACAGATCGAGAAAAAGAACCTACAAAACCAATAGTTGTAACTGACATAAACCTTTTGTACAGTTTAGCAGACAATAACTTATTAGAGTTTTTAATAGGTGTAAGGCAAGATAGGAAAGATAAAACAAAAAGAGTATGGCTCTTTGATGGTAATGTTCATGTACAAGATATTATTAACTCATTTTATTTGAGTTATGGATATAAAAAACAAAAATAAGAAAGAAGGAATTTTATTTATGAAGAAGTTATCAGTTATTAAAGCATTAGGAATGATGGATGAAAGAATGGTAAGAGATTTTTTAGACAATGATTGCAGAAGTATTAATGAGATTTTGGATGCCGTAGTAGATGAAAGAGAGAGGAGTTATATTTCTTTCATGGTTGAATTGTTTGAAGTTGTTGACAAAATCGAAGCGGAAGAAAAGGAAAAAGAAAAAGCGGAATGTAAAAAAATGTTTGGTGAAGAAAGTTTGATTATAACTAAATATAATATTGACGCTGAAAAATTAAAAGAAGCAATGTCTAAAGCAAATATAATGCCTAAATTCTATACTCCAGAGTTTAACATACCAGACGTTATACCACGAAAATAACAGAAAGGTAAACGGTGATTATTAATGATGTTTACGTTCGACGGAAATGATCGTTTAAGGCAAAGTAAGATTTTACTTGCTAATCCACAAAAAAAATACATAGGATTATTGCCTTACGTTAGAAATTTAAAACTATCAATTAAATTAAATGCTATGTCAGAAGCATCCTTTAAAATTTATTCGATAGCAGACGGCAATAAAAATGAATTTTACGAAAAGATTATTGTAAAAAGATTAATTGAAATTCAATATGTCGGCTGGTTTCAAATTAAAACAGTAGAAGAAGGTTCGCTAGGTGGTATTGAATATAAACAAATTACTTGCGTATCACTTGAAAATGAATTAGTAGGAAAAAAGATAACTAATATTAAGGGAGTATATTCTTTATATGATGTTACAGATCAGGAGTATAGTTTAATGCATTTAATAGCAGATGCAAGCGGCTGGGGGATAGGTCATATTGACAATGAACTACTCACTTCAAAACGTACTTTTTCTATTGATACACAAAATATCTACGGATTATTAATGACTGATTTAAGTAAGTCTTTTAGCTGTATATTTCAATTCAATACATTCGATAAGACGATAAATGCTTATAAGTTAGAAAACATAGGAAGAATGACTAATGTAACACTTTCAAGAAAAAATTTAGTACAAGAGTATGTAAGGGAATCAGACTTAAATAAAGTTGTAACTAAGTTAAAAGTAATTGGGGATTCTTCTATTGATATTAAAGACGTAAATCCCACGGGAACGGATTATATTATTAACTTAGATTTCTTTACTGATTCTGAATGGATGACAGAAGATTTAGTCCAGGCATTAAATAATTATAAAATTAAATACAACAGTTATTTAAATAATTATAATGATACATTAGATTTATTAAAGATTCAATTTGAGTATTTAACCACTTTAAAAAGTGAATTGAACACCTTGGAAGAACAGTTAAAAACATATTCAGACTTACAAGGTGAATTAGTTAGTAAATATAGTAGTACACCTCCAGTTGGTAGCGGTGACTATAGTTTATATCAAACTACACTAACTAATATTGATAATGTAAATATTCAAATTTCATTAAAGAAAACTGAAATAAGTGCTAAAGAGAATGAAATATCTAGTATTAAAAATAGTATCAGTGCTGTAAATGTTGATTTAGATATTAATAACAATTTTACAGCAGATCAGATTAAAGAACTAAATACATTTATTACTGAATATGACGAATATCAAGATTCAAGCTTTGTTATTACCGATGATATGTCAGAAGCTGAAGCCTTACAGATGAAAAGAGAATTGTTCAACAACGGATTGTCAGAGTTGGCTCATGCTAGTAAGCCACAGTACAGCATAGAAATTAACGCTAGTAATTTATATACGATACAAGATGAAATAGACAATAGAATATCATACAAGGAATGGCGAGAAGATTTTGAATGTGGTAATATAATAACTTTAATTTTAAGAAGTGGTTATTATACTATGTTAAGATTAATACAACTTGATATTGATTTTGATAACCCACGTGATATGGGATTAACATTCAGTGATAGACCGGTTCAAGATGATGTAAGATTACAACTAGGTGATTTATTAGCTGAAGCTAGTAGAGCATCAACAAGTTTATCTCTAGCGAAGTTTGGATATGATAAAGCGGCCAATCAAACAAATAAAGTAAGAGAGTTTATGAATGGTGCTTTAAATGCCACGACTAACGCAATGATTAATAATGATAATCAGGATTTATTGATTGATACATACGGTCAAAGAATGAGGAAATGGTTACCAGATCAAAACAAATTTGACGAGAGGATGGCATGGTGGAATAATAACACATTGTTATTTTCCGACGATGGTTTCAAAAGTTCAAAAGTTGGTATAGGTACTTTTACCTCCGAAAATGGTGAGAAGATATTTGCCGTAATGGCTGACGTTATAGCCGGTAACATGGTTTTAACTCAATATCTGAATATTACGAATGAGAATAATTCAATTACTATGAATAAAGATGGAGCAACCTTTAAAGATTGTGATATAACCATTACTAGAGGTAATAGTAAATTGTTATTAAATGCTACAGACGGTATAAAGTTAACGAATAATGGTGTAAATCAATTTTATATTGATTCTAGTGGCAATGCTACTTTTGCTGGTAAAATAACAGGTGGTAGCATGAATATCAATGGTAGATTTATAGTTGATGCTTATGGTAATCTTACGGCTAATGGCGCAAGTTTTACAAACGGTAGTTTTTCAGGATCAATTACAGCAGTAGGTCAAAATGGGATTATTTCAATTGATAACGGACATATTTTATATGAGGGTTACAATGGAGATAACATATTTATTGATAGTGGAGCAATCGGTTTAAATTCTCAATATGGAAATACGGTTGTGGCTTCTACGGGTATATCAACTAATAATGTTACAACTAATCTTATTAATGGAAATACACCTATTACAAGTGCTAACATAGGACAACAAACAGTATTAAATGCAGCTAATGCAAATATAGCAGAAAGTGCAAACTGGGCTGGTAATGCTGGGAATGCTACTTATGCAATGCAATCAGGAAATGCAAGTTGGGCTAGTATGGCGTATGGATTAGGAAATAGTCCTAGTGATGGTTTGGCGGTTTACGTGTCTGCTAATAATAATTTCAGGCCATATAACAATGGAATGAGTTCATGTGGTACAAGCGGTGGTTTATGGAGTTCAATTTGGGCGAATTCAGGTACAATAAATACTTCAGATGCACGTAAAAAGAACTCTATTCAAGACTTAGACGAACGTTATACGGTTTTATTTGACAATATTAAACCTAGAATGTACAAAATGAATGATTCTAGCAGTGATAGATTTCACATCGGGGTAATTGCACAAGAGACAGAGCAAGCCATGAAGACGGCTGGCATTACAAGTCAAGAGTTTGCTGGATTAGTTAAAGATCCAGTGTATAGTAAAAAGTTATTAGATCCTGAAGGAAATGAAACACCAGATTATGATACAACTAGTGAGATAGTTGATTATAATTATTTCCTACGTTATAACGAGTTTATTCCACTATTGATTAATGAAGTACAAATGTTAAAACAAGAAATTATTAATTTAAAGAGTGCATCATAAACAGCTTAATAGGCTGTATTTTTTTTATTCTAAGGAGTGTATTTTATGAGCGAAGATAAGAAACAAATTAAAGGTGTTTTGTACGAAGAAGAAAAGATTCAAGGGGTATTAAAAATGCTTGATACAATCAATATAAGCGGTTTTAATCAAGTTAAGGTATTAAATAGGGTATTCGATGTTTTAACTAATCCTATACCTTTTAATAACAGCGGAGAAGAGGTGTCTAATGAGTAAAACAGATACAATCAATGTTGAATTAAAAGTGGAGAGTGTCCTAAAGATTGTAGGATGTTTAGAAGGTTACGATTTAAGTTTTGATGAAAAAATTAGTATACTTGCAGAGTTAGATAAATACGTAAATACAATATATAATGCCGAGGAGGATTTTATTTTATGAGAGTTATTAAAGATGCATATTTAGATATTGATATCATTACATTTATAAAGGGTTTGTCAAAGTTTGATGATTATACGATTCAAGTAATGTTGGATAATGGAAGTCAGGGATTAGACGAATTATACGAAAGTATTCGCTATCGTGAAGAAAAACTATATTGTGAATCTGTTGTACAACTATATAAGTATATCGAAGAGATTAAACAAGAAGAGATTAAGCCGGTTAAGTATGATAATCCAGATTATGAGGAATATTTAAAAGATCCAGAAAATCCTACATGGAAAGAGTTAGATTAATTTTTTTTAGTAAAAAAGGTTAAATTTTTCTAATATAATTATACAACATAATAAAGAGAAAGTCAACAAAAAAATAATATAAATTAAAGGAGATTTTATAATATGAATAAAGGTACAGTGAAATTTTTTAACGTTAAAAAAGGGTTTGGTTTCATAATTACAGAAGATAACAAGGAATTGTTTGTACATCAATCTGACATTGTTATGAAAGGATTCCGTAGATTAAATGACGGAGAAACTGTTACGTATGAATTAGCGCAGGATAATCAAAATAGACCTTATGCAGCTAATGTTAAAAAGGGTTAATTAATTATGGAGTTTATCATTGAGGTATTGAAAAATATTTGTTTAATATGTCTTTATGGTTGTGGAGCAATATTGCTATTAAGTCTATTGTATTGTTTACTATCTGGATTTATTAAGATGGTTAAAAAGAGATAACGATTGATATTGAGGATTGAAAGGGGGTGGCTAAACTCTACCCCCTATATTATTTAAAATATGTTTTTGAGGTTAATCAAAATGGAAAATATAACAAGATTGAAACGGCAAAAAATTATTGCCTATACGTATAAGAACAAATATTATTTAGTGTGAAAATTTTAATGGTTTTATTACAATTTATTGCGTATTTTTAGGGTTAAATTTTGCTAAGTTATAGCTATGTATTTTCGTAATGAAAATGTGCTTAAACTAGCATGTTTACAGAGAATTATTTGTTTTAACAAAACACAAAATACACCTTAAAAAAAGTGTTGTGGTAAAAACAGAAAATTTTTAGAGGTTTTTAGTGGTGAAAAAGTGTTTTAACAAAACATAAAATTAGAGGTTATGTGTATATTTGTGTGTATATTTGTTTACATAATAACGTTGATTGTAGGAGGTGAAATTATAGTATGGCTTTAAATAAAAAACAGATAGAATGTATTGAAATGTTAGTCACTGGAGATTACTCAAAGCAAGAGATTGCCGATAGAATTGGGGTACATAGGACTACTATTTATAATTGGTATGATAACAATGAAGAGTATAGGCAGACGTTAGACGATGCACTACGGGGTATAAAACGCCAAGCCGAGAAGGACTTTACTAGTAGACTACCTAAGGCAATAGAAGAGTATTGGAAGATATGCTCTTCATCAACAGACCAACGTACAAAGGAAAAGGCTTTACAGTATTGGATAGATAGATCACTGGGAAGAATAGCAACGGCTACGACTGGTATAGATACCACAGAGGACGAAACACCGGTTGACGATATCCTATCAGCATTTAACACAGTAGTTGACAATACAAAGAACAATAAAGAATCAGCTTAGGTGTAGTCACAACTTAAAAGTTTTGAATAAAGCATTGACAATCAATTTATGATACGGTATAATCATATTTAGATAGTAGTCAAAACTTATAGTCAAAACAATTAAGGGGTGAAAGTATGATATATGGATATTGTAGAGTTTCAACTAAAGGTCAATTAGAAGGTAATTCAATTGAAGAACAAACAGAAAAAATTAAGTCAAGATATTCAGATGCAGAGATAATAATTGAAAGTTATAGTGCTGCTAAAGAAAGACCTATATTTAATAATCTTATTAATAAGCTTCAATCTGGTGATACATTAGTGGTTACTAAGTTGGATAGGTTTTGTAGAACAACTAAAGAAGGACTATCCTATATTGATAAGTTAAGAGATAATGGTGTAACAGTGCATATTATGAATATGGGTTTAATAGAAGATACTCCAATGGGTAGATTAATAATAACTAATCTATTAGCGTTTGCAGAGTTCGAGCGTTCAATGATTGTAGAGCGTACTCAATCAGGTAAGGCAATAGCTAAAACTAAGGCTGGATTTAAAGAGGGTAGACCTAAAGAGTATACCGATACACAACTAGATCATGCAATGAAGTTATTAGAAACGAACAGTTATAAAGAAGTTGAAGCAATGACTAAAATAAGTAAGTCAACGCTACAAAGAGAAAGAAGAAAAAGAAAAGTTAAAGAGATAGTATAGAATAGAAGATTATTTAAAGCACGTCATTATTTATTAGTGGTGTGCTTTTTTTGTGTAGGGGGCGTGGGGTTCTATTTTTAAAACTATGCGAATTAGGGTGGGGTTAGTCAAAACAAAATTTCCACCAAAAATAAAACCCCAAGTAGAGCGGAAATGTCGCTATACTCGTACTTCGGTACGAACGAAATCGAGGTCAAGTGTATTTACACCTAAGTTAACAATTCCCCTTCGAAGGGGAAAAGTATCTCTTCTTCACATTGGGGAAGAGAGTGCAAGTCCCAAGGATAGCACGTCATGACTTCAAAGTATTTTCGATAATGTCATAAAAGTAAGAAGGTGATAACAATAACAAAAGTAAATTTAAACACAACTGATAACATAGCAATATTATCAAAGTATCTCATTAAATATTATGGAGAAGATACCGCAAAAGATATACTAGTAAAAAATCGTAACAATTTATTCGGTAAAAATGGTATAGCTTATCAATTGGGTAAGCAATCCTTTGAATTTTTTAATATGTATTTCTTACAAGATTTATACACTGGTTCAGGAAAAGCCGAACTATCTCCAACGCATAAGGAAATTTGGGAAGAGGTTGAAGATTCAATATTGAATATCAATGGCGATCATAGAGAATTTATTATATCCCGTGGTTTTGGTAAAACTTCCACAATATCTTTACCACTTGCCATATGGTGTAATTTATATAACTACTCAATCTATACAGTTATATCTTCAAGTATTGGAGCAACAGCAGAACAATTTATAGCAGAAATAAAGATGATAATTAAGGATAACGAATACATAAAACAAGCATTTGGAGAAGTATTTAACAAGAATCTGAAGAATAATACTGAAGAATTAGAATTAGATACAAAACCAAAGCGAACTATGATACGTTCTATCAGTGCTAACAGTTCGTTTCGTGGTACTCGTTACGGGAGTAGTAGGATCACACTTTTGATTCTCGATGATTATCAAAACGAAACTGTATTATCTAGTGAAAAGACTAGAGAAAAGTTTATTAATCGTTTCTTTAGTGATGCAGATAAAGCAATAGAAGAATCTAACTTTCATATGGTAGCAGTTGGTACTATTCAGATGAAGAATGACTTCTATCATACGTTATCATTAAATCCAGTTTGGAAAACTAAAATAAAGCCTGGTGTTTTAATTGATAATGTAGACGAATTATATAACAATGGCTTATGGTTAGAGTTTAAGAAGATTTTAACCGATCCAAATAATGAGTTTGCGTTAGAAGACGCAAAGGAATTTTATTATAACAATGAAAAAGAAATGCAGTACCCTTTATTATGGCAAGATTATTGGGATTGTTTAAGTTTTGCACTTAAATATTATCAGAATCCAGTTAGTTTTAAAATCGAGATACAAAACGACATAGACAATATAGGCGAAAAACTATTTAAGACTATTATTACTAAGCCGTCAAAAGAAATCGAGCAATATAACTTCATTAAAACAATATTATCAGTAGATCCAGCTACGGGAACAGCAGCTAAAAACGACTATTCAGCTTTTTGTGTTATGTCTGAATCAGACAATAATATCAGGTATGCAAGAAAAGGTATTATAGAAAAACTAGATTTTGAGGACTATATAAAACAAGTAATTCAGTTGTTAAAGGATTATGAGGATATAACTCATGTAAATATTGAAAAAAATACCTATATGGGAAGTGATGTACTTAAAATCAAAGAGATTATCGAAAAAGATTCGTCACTTAGAGCAAGGAATATAGTCTTTATTAACAAGATGCAGAATCAAAATAAGGACGCAAGAATTAGTTCCATTGTAGGTGAAGTTAATCTAGGACAGATAATATTAAATGAAGATGATAAAGAATTTATTGAACAAGTTGGAGAGTTTGCTGGGTGTAAATACACTTTACATGATGATGCACCAGACTGTTTAACGTCAGCCGTGGAGACAATCAGAACAATTGAAAATATCCCTAAATTAAAGCTGATATCATTATCAGAGTGGGGGTTGTAGGTTTATTAGGAAGAGTATTCCTGATAGGCTTTTTTTATTTTACGGGAAAGAAGGTGAAAAATGTTAGACCAAAAAAAGATTATAGATAAGATGGTTGAGGAATATCAAACCAACGTCCAAAACTATTTACACATGAAATATTACTATGACGGTGAACATGATATTTTAAGTACATATCCAAGGCAAGAAAATAGAAATAATCAAGTTATAGTTGATAATATGGTACAAAAATTTATAGACGAAGAAATCAATTATGTGTTAGGTAATGCTGTGTCTTATGTAAGCATATCAGGTAATCATAATATAGTTAATGCGATAGATACGCAGTTATTCCATTTTAAATCTAATCACAATCAGCTACTAATGAAAGAATTAGAGATTTATGGTAAGGCTTATGAATTACATTACATTGATTATAAGGGTAGATTTTGCGCAAGGATATTAAACCCTACTAATGCTATCGTTTATTGTGACGATGACGAAAAGCCAGAAATTTTCATTCACTTTTACAAGAAAAAATACGATGATGCAGAATATAGAGATATCTATTATGCTGATGGTAGAATCGAAATCTATAAAGGTAACGATTTATTAACTACTAAATCACATATTTTTAAAGGTGTTCCAGTGTCAGTATGTGAAATAGATATTGAACAGACTATTTATTACAAGATTAAAACTCTTCAGGATGCTTATTCCAGATTATTGTCAGATCAAATTAATGTTATTGGAGATTATAGAAATGCTTATTTAGTCGTTACAGGAGTTGAGGCTAACGAGACAACTAGTGAGGAATTAAGAAAAAAAGGTATTTTAAATCTTCCGTCAAAAGATGCTAATGCTTCATGGTTAATGAAAGAAATGAATGATTCCTATATACAAAATATGATTAATAATATAAAAGGTAGTATGTACGCTAATTGTAACCATATAGATGGTAATGAAAAGCTACAATCGAATACCAGTGGCAATGCCCTAAGGAATCGTCTTATATTCTTAGAACAAAGATGTAAAACTATGTTTGATATTGTATCTGATACAATTTATGATCGATTGGAGCGACTATTTGAGTATCTAAAGATAAAAAATCAAGAATTTGATTATAGAGATATCCGTATTAATTGTACACCAAACGTACCTATTGATACATTACTAGTATGTCAAGAGATTCAAACTTTAGGAGATAAATTAAGCCTAGAAACAGCTTTATCAAGGTTGCCATTCGTGGAAAATCCTTTACAAGAAATTGAGAAAATCAAAAAGGAAAAGTCTGCAATGGAAACGATTGAGTTAGATAAAATTAACGATTATGAATAGAGGTGTATACGATGTCGTTTCAAAAGGAAATGATAAAAATTAAAGAAGAATCAGAAAAGTATGGGATAAAGAATACTAAACAGATTCTTCAATTATTTAAGCGGAATCAAGATGAAGTTTTATCAAAGATAGGTAAAATCTATCTCAAATATATGTCTGATAATGGCTTAAATATATCTGATTATCAACGCTATACGGTTCTTACAGAGATTGAAAAGCAACTAAGAAAAGGTTTAGAGGCTTTATCAGAGAATCAAACCAAAATTACATACGATACTTTAAAAGAAGTATATGAGGAAACCTATTATAAATCTGCTTTTCTCATCGAAAAAGGGGTCACAGCTACCACTAATTTCGCATTATTAAAGCCTGAATTTGTTAGAGCAGCCATTGAAAGACCAATAAAAGGTGTTCATTTTTCTGAAAGCATATGGAAAAATACAGACAATCTAGCAAAAAGAGTTATTTCTGACGTTGAAAAAGCATTGATTCAAGGTGTATCGCCTGAAAAGTTAGCTAGAAGTATTAAAACTGATTTTGGATCTACCGCTTATGAAGCTAAAAGGCTTGTGAACACAGAGGTTTCTAAGTCTGTTATGTATGCGCAAGATCAAGTATATCAGGATAGCGGAGTTGTTAAAGAGGTCTTATGGGATGCAACGTTAGAAGATAATACGTGTGATATTTGCGCTAGCTTAGACGGTAATACCTATGATAAAAATAATCATCCTGATTTGCCGGTACATCCTAATTGTAGATGCACAATTATAGGCTTAGTAGACGGATGGAAACCAACCAGTAAAAGGGAAAATGTTAGAAGTGCTGACGGTACTAAAAAAATAGTTGATTATACAGACGTTAATAGCTGGAAAAAAACAAGATTAGGAGTTGATTAGATGGCATTTAATTATAAGGTCATATGGAAAGAAGATAGTGATACCCCATGTGTTATACATGAAAAAACACAAAAGACGATTGACAAAGAAAATATAACTAATAAATTCAAAATTGATCCTATAAAAGAATTTATTAATGAAAAAAATCGTAAATATTTCGGTCACATATGTTTTAATTGTAAAAATAAAAAACACTGTGATAAATGGTGCAATAAAATAATCCTAAAATGTGAGGATTACGGGAGGTGATTAATTGAACATTAATGCATCTACTAACTTAAAAGTTGGTTGTTATACGTTTACATATGAAAATGATAACGATATAGAATTATTAGACGTTATTAGGCAACAAACACAAAAGAATATAGGGTATTTAACACATATTGATATGGAGTTATATCCTGTTTATAATAATCCATTTTATATCAATGGTAGCGAGATAGAAACCTTTAGGGGGAATTATTCCTCGCCGGTGGATTTAGATATCTATTCATTAGTTATTAAATCAACGCCAGATTTACAATGCAAGGTTATTTATTATTATTATATTTAACATAAATAAAAGATTGTACGGCATGGACTATAAAGTACGTGTTGGACGCAAAAGAAAGGATAAATTACTATGGAATTTAATGAAATTATTGAACAACTAGAACAATTTAAGGAAACAGACGATTATAAAAACTATGTTGGGGGTTTATCACAAGTAACACCTGATAGAGTAAAAGAATTTTTATCAACGGAAGATGGCAAGAAAACACTTCAACCGGAAATGGATAAATACTTTAATAAGGGGCTTGAAACGTGGAAAGCTAATAACTTAGAAAAGATTGTTACTGAAGAACTCCAAAAAAGAAACCCTTCAGCAGATCCAAAGGACGTTGAATTACAGACAGTTAAAGCACAACTAGAAGAAATGAAAGCAGAAGCAATAAGAAAAGATATGACTAATGTCGCTTTAAAAATTGCTACGGAAAAGAATCTCCCAGTTGACTTAATAGATTATTTCGTTGGTATGGATGAAGCTACAACAAAGAAAAATCTTGCAATATTAGAAAGTGCTTTTAATGCAAAAGTATCAGCTAGTGTTGACGAGAAAATAAAAAGTAATACTCATATTCCTACGGCAGATAAAACAGAGCCTTTGACAGGAGTTGAGCAAGCATTTAAAAATTTAACAGGAATCCAATTATAAAAGATTTTATTGAATGGTGAAAAGATATATCCGGACAATGAAGTCTTTTTTTTTATGTCCTAGTTAAGGTTTGCGGACATTAAATAAATGAAACCACTATAAAAAATTAAAGGATGGTATAAAACTATGCATACATTACAAGAAAGATATTCAGCGTTAGTAGACGCACAATTAAGAAACACATTAGTTACAAAAGACGGAGTAATCTTTAATACAAAATATGAAGGTAATCCTAAAGCTGGAGCGGTTAAGATTCCAGTACGTGATACAGAAGTTGCAGTTGGTGATTATAATAAAGCAACTGGTGCGACTTTAACAGCTGGTGCTACCGATTATATTACACTTGTTATTGATAAAGATAAAGTTGTTAATGAATTAATTGACGGCTATGACGCTGCAAGTGTACCGGATCAAATGGTTGCACAAAGATTAGATTCTGCTGGTTATGCGTTAGCTAATCAAATTGACGTTGATGCAATTGCAGTATTAGAAGCACAAGGTACTATACTTGCAGATACTACAGCTTTAACTAAAACAAATGTTTATGATAAATTCGTAGATTTAAGAACTCAATTATCTGATAATAAAGTACCTGTGTCTAACAGATGGGCTTTAATTACGCCTAGTGTTTATGCATTGGTATTAAAATCCGCTGAATTTATTAAAGCTTCTGATTTAGGTGATAAAGTGGTTCAAACAGGTGCCGTAGGTCAAATTGCTGGCTTTACATTATTTGAATCAAGTAATTTAGGTGCAAATACTGAAATCATTGCTGGTCATCCAGAATGGTGTACGAGAGTTCAAGAATGGGGAGTTCCAGTTCACGTACAAGATCTAGGTGGATCTGGTAATTATATTGGTGCATCCGCAATTCAGGGAAGGAAAATTTACAGCCACGCTATCACTAAACCAGAAGCAGTTCTTGTTAAGACTAAAGCTTAATAACTACATAACAATTATTAAGGGTGTCTAGTAATCTAGGCATCCTTATTTAAGTTAGGAGTGATATTGCATGATCGATCTTATATTTGATTTAGAATTAAAATATAGTACCGAAATCCAATACGCTAGTGAAATGTTAACAAATGAAGGTATAACCATTAATCGTAATAAGTTGTTATTCAATATAGACAGTGCTTATAAAGCTATTTGTAAGTATTTAGATTATACGGGAGAGCATACAAGCGATTATATTATACCTACAATTGAGTTAGCAATTGTTTATTATAATCAAGCGCAAGGATTCGATAAAGTAACGCAGAAATCACAGGGATCTAGAAGTGAATCTATTTCGACTACTAGCACCGCTATAGATAGTAATGGATTAACACAAAAAGTTAAGTCAATGTTACCATTACCAAAGTTGAAGGTGATATAATGGGGAACTTTTTTTATAACAAAGAGATTATTCTCCTAAAGGAAACTGGCGGAGGAATGTATCACGGTGTAATGCAAAAAGGAGTTTTATCACCTTATAAAACTATCTCATGTGACGTACAACCAGCGAATAGAGATTTAATCTTTAAAGAGTATGGTTATTACATCGACTGTACAAAGAGAGTATTTTGTGACGTTGATTTGGAAATCACAGACGGTAGTATGATTGAATTTAGAGGGAAACAATTTAAAATAAATAAAATGGTCGAATGGGATGATTACCTCGATATTTTTATGAAAGAGGTGTGATATGGCTAATAACCCTTTTGAGTTAGAAAAGAAACGCATAAAAGAGTTAGCTTTAAAAGCTATGGAAGAATCAATGCTAATGATTGAAGCTGATACCAAACTTTTATGTCCAGTAAAAACTGGTAATTTAAAACGATCTTACACGCATGAAGTAGAAGATAAAAACGGTACAATCACAGGTTCAGTGGGAACTAACGTGGAATACGCATATTGGGTTGACTTAAACCAACCTCACTTGAAACAAGCCGTTGATATGAATATGAACAAAATCAAAGAGAAATTTGCTAACGAATTAAGGCAGGTGTAATCAATGGATATGAATGTTATTAGAGAGTACATTGTTGCTAATAGTATCGTTGGCGAAAATGTATTCTTGTTTGAAAAACCAAAAGAAATAGAAGTTACTGATTATATTATCTATAATTTCAAAGAGTTGGGCGGTGGTTCTACTATTCGTAGTTATCAGTTAGATATACGAGCAGTAAGCGACAATTCACTTAGAGCAATAGAGATTAAAGATAATGTTATACAGTTACTAGATATTTATTATAAACATTGTAAGATACAAAACGAAGATACAACGATACGTAGTATCAAACTAGTGAATGGTGGTGGGTTAATTAAAAATCCTGACACAGGAGAATATAACTCAATCATTTACTTTCAAGTAAAATTATAAAGGAGGCTAAGAGATGGCTGCAAACAAATTAAATTACATAGAAGCTGACGGAAGATCCGTAATTTTAGGTTCAGGTCAATTATACGCTATTCAAAATACAGGTAGCTTAGATTATAGTACAATCACTACCGAAAGTATGACAGATTTAGGGTTTATTCAAGCAAATGCAGAATTAAAAGCAAGTGCAGAAAGAAAAGATATAGAAACAGCTAATGGTGGTACAGTTGCGAGTGTTCAAGGTAAGAAAACAGTTGAATTTGTAACAGGTATTATGGATTGGAATTTATCTAACGTGTCAAGTTTTCTAACCGGTTCTTCAGTTGTGGAAGATGTCGCAACAGGAAAGAAAACACTTTACTATGGTGATGCTGATAAATCTCCAAATGTTATGTTACGTTTCGTTTCTGAAGATGAAACAGCTAAGAAGAGAATTACCATTGATATCTTTAAATGTAGTTTTATGGGTGAATTAGGATTCATTTTTGGTGAAGATCCTATTACTTTTGACTATGCATTTAAAGTATTATCTACAACTATGCCAAATAACAAAATGGGTTATTTCTCTGTTACTGAAGAAGATATTGTTTAATATAGTGGCTAGGTTCTTTTTGAATCTAGCCTATTTTTTTACTAGAAACTATTATTTAAAATTGAAAAAAGGAAGGTAATTATAATATGGCTAAAATGATTGATTTAACAGGATATAAGAAAGAGGACATTGAAATTAAATCTTTAAACGATACTGTTTACACAATACCGGGTAATTTTGCAAGTGAGTTCTTTATTAAAATCTATCACACACAAACAACTATAAAAAAATTAAAAGAGACTGACTTTGAGAAAGCCTTTAATGTTTTAAAGAATTGGACACTTGAATTATTATCTTTAGATAAATCTAAGACAGTAACCATAGAAACAATCAATACAGAATTTAACGATTTTAGGGTGCTTGAAAAACTATTAACTAGCATTATGCAATTTGCTAACGAATAAGAGGTGAATATATGATTTTAGATTATCAGTGCTTTTTAAAGGATAATCTAGTTATATCCTTGCCTAAATTTAATTGTACTGAAGGTGAAAATGATATTGAGGTATTTGATTTGGACGCTAACTTTAGTGTTCATTTTTTTATCCAATTAATTGCAACACAACAGGAATTACAAACCCCTAATATTAATTCTGATAGGGCTTTAACTTTACTTAAAAATATAGCAGTAGAAATTTTGAATTTAGATAATAGTAAAAAAATTACGTTGAAATACATTAATAAACATTTTGACGATCTGAAGTTATTACAGCATTTGTTTGTTTCAATTCAAGACTATGCGAATGGATTGTACAACAAAGAAATTTATAAACTTCCTGATATACAAGTGAAACGTCAAGGAGTTGATTCTTACGCAAACCTTATAAAGAAAGATGATTATGAGGTGATGGAGGGTGTAACTCTTATTATGCAAAATACTTCTAATTCATTTAGTGATGTTATGAAAATGCCTTATTCATGCTATTTAGAGACTATTAAGCAAGTAAGGTTAAATCAACTATTACAAGATGAAGAATGGAGAAAAGAATACATCCAATACAAATACAAAATTGAATATAAAAATGGAAATGTTGAACGACATACAAAACCGGATCTGAATGGTTTAAGAAATTTGGCTAGTATGTTGTAGACCCAATTACATAAAGAAAGGGGTGAAATATGGCTACAATAGATTTGGCAGAATATAAATATTCCCTGACGCTAGATTCTTCTCAATATGACGCTAACATGGATAAGGCTGATAAATTAGCGGATAAGATGAAGACAAAAATGTCTAGTGTTGGGGGTTTTTTAAAAGGTGCGTTTGTTGGTGGTATGGTAGCGGCTGGAGTTGCTATAGTTGGAACGGTTGCAGAAGGTGTTAGAGCTGCCTCCGAACTAGAGGAACAAATGAGTAAATTTCAATCATCAACAGGAGCAACAGCACAAGAAGTACAGGAAGTACAAGAACTAGCAAAAGAACTATATAAGGTCAATACAGACAGTATGGAAGATATAGTTGCTACTAGTGAAGCTATGGTTAAACAGATGGGATTAACTACGGATGAAGTAGCAAAGTATCAACAGGCTTATATGGATTATGCTAAAACAACCGGACAAGCTAATACGGACGTAATAGGTGCGTTAGATGATATTGGAGACGCATGGGGATTAACGGCAGAAGATAGTGTTAAAGCACTTGATATGTTAAAGAAATCCAATGAAGAATATGGTACTGATATAGTTGCAGTTCAATCAGCACTTAATCAAGCGGCACCAGCGGCTAAAGCCTTAGGGTTATCCATGGAAGAAACTAACGGTTATATGAACTTATTTGCGGCTAGTGGTTTGGACGCTAATCAAGCAATTACGGCTTTTACATATGCAAGTAAACAAGTGGAATCTCCAGAACAATTTAAACAGATGATGGCTGATATATCTGCCATTACAGACCCAACAGAAAGAGCTCAAAAAGCAGTAGAATTATTTGGATCTAAAGCTGGCGTTGCGATGTCTAACGTCGATACTACCCAATTAAATGACTTTATAATTACTATGGATGAAGCAAACGGATCAGTTACAAACGCAAGTGCAGCCTTTGACAGTAATTTTAATGTACAACTTGAATTAATGAAGAAACAGTTCAGTGGTTTAGCTATTGAAGTGGGTGAAAAGTTTATGCCAGTAATCAATTCTGTTTTGCAATGGGTTACTGCTAATATGCCGACAATAGTTAGTGTTATCAGTACCGCTATTGATTTTGTTATGGGTATAATATCACCTCTTATTGGAGTTGTAACCACTCTATTTGGTGCATTTACATTAGGAGAAGCAGAAACTAATACAGCTTTTACCTCGATTCAGACTATTATTTCAGACGTTATAGAGGTGGTTCAAGGACTTGTTGAAGCATTTGTTACTCTATTTACTACGGTATGGGATAAATGGGGTTCTGATATTGTTGCATTTGCAAAACAATATTTCGATAATATCATGAATAACATTAAAAATGCATTTGAATTTATACAGAGTATTATTGAAACCGTAACCGCTTTACTTAGTGGTGATTGGGAAGGCTTTTTAGAAGGTTTACAGAATGTAGCACAAAAAGGATGGGATTTAATCAAAGGTATCTTTAAGACTACTTTAGATTTAATCAGTGGTATAGTTGATGGTGCTTTTCAATTAATAAAAACAACCATATCAACCATTTTAACTAGTATCGTTAATACTGTAAAAGAATTACCAAGCAAGATAAAAAAACAGTTAGACATTGCAAAGGATAACGTGGTTAAATGGGGATCTGATTTAATAAAAGCCGGTAAAGAAGTTGCCGAAGGATTAGTTAAAACTGTGGTAGATAATATATCAGGATTACCTAGTAAAATGCTTACCGTTGGTACTGATTTAGTTAAGGGATTATGGAATGGTATTCAAAACATGTCCAAGTGGTTGTCTGATAAAATATCTGGTTTTGGTGAAGGTGTTTTAAATAGCCTTAAATCTTTCTTTGGGATTGCTTCTCCGAGTAAATTATTCAGAGACGAAATTGGTACATACCTTGCTGAAGGTATTGGAGTTGGTTTTGAGGATGAAATAGACAACGTAAACAAGAAAATTCAAGATAGTATCAATACTGACTTTGATATAAATTCTAATCTTGTTGGTGGTATTACTGACAGTAGAGCAATGAGTGATATAGAGAGAAGCATTTCTAATAATACATATAAGAACAATAGTATATTTACTATACCAGTAAACATTAAGATGAGTGATATTAATGTAACTGGATCAGTAGATACTAATATGTTAGACCAAATGAAGAGAATCGCTAACGATGCAGTTAAAAATGCTGATAGTACATTCGCAAAGGAAATTAAGAGAAGTTTAATCCCTATGTTAAATCAAGCATTAGCAAAATAGAAAATTAAAGGAAGTATATTTAAATTACTTCCTTTTTTCATAGAAATTATTATTTCTATACATATAACTATACACATAAACATATGTATAAATATAATTATAAATATATGTTGCATTTTAAAATTTATAGTAGTATAATACTTTCATAGATATAAATTCGTGAAAGGAGATTATAAAAATTTATGGTAGATAAGGAAGTTATTAAAAAATTTAAAATGACAGGTGAAGTATCTACAGAAGAATATGTTGTATTTATTTTAAAGAATTATATATTAAAAGGTCATACACTCGAAGATTATCAAGAAGATTTAGTTTTCAAATATGGTTTTACTGGTGACTATGCCAGAGCATTAAAAGAAAGTGCATTAGATAGTATCAAAGAATACGTTAAAGAGAAAGAACAATCCTATGAAACATGGGAAGAAGAAATGAAAAGAAAAGGATTAAACAAATGAAACTCATAGTAGGAATTTTTATTTATCCATTTATTATTTATGCTTTTCTTTATAAAACTATTTTTGAGTGGAAACGTAGTTCCCTATCTGATAAAATAGGTCAAATATGGTTAGCAGTAGTGTTATCAATAGTTTATATTGCTATTTTATACTATTTAATAAAATAAGGATATATAAACACACTTATACACATGTTCATATGTATACATATATTCATACTGAAAGGTGGTTTTTATGGCTAAGATTATATCTGTTAATATCCAAAAAGGTGGTTGTGCTAAGACAACAACGTCAATCAATCTAGCAAGTTGTTTAAAATTAAAAGGTTATAAGGTGCTTTTAATTGATTCCGATCCACAAGGTAACTTATCTTTTGCATGTGGAGTTGAAAACGCAGAGAATACATTATATGAGGTTTTAAGAGGTACAATAAATACAAAGGATGCTATTATATCTCTAGAAGAATTTGATATAATTCCATCAAATATTTTTTTATCAGGAGCAGAACAAGAATTTACTAAAACCGGTAGAGCATATTTACTTAAAGATGCATTAGAAGTGGTTCAGAATGATTATGACTTCATTATAATTGATACCCCGCCATCATTAGGAATATTAACAGTAAATAGTTTAACTTCTGCTAACTATTCATTAGTACCTACTGAAGCTTCTTTTTTTAGTTTACAAGGATTAGGTCAGTTATATCAACAAATAGAAACAATTAGAAAGTATTGTAATAAAGAATTAAAAATCTTGGGATTATTATTGGTTAAATATTCAGACCGTACTCATTTGAATAGAGCCGTGTGCGAAATGGTAGAAGATGCAGCCAAAGAAATGAATACAAAGATATTTAATACAAAAATAGCAGAATCTATTAAAGTTAAAGAAGCACAAGGTATGCAGATAACACTTAAAACTCATGCACCTGATAGCAAACCATTTATAAATTATATGGAATTAACTGAAGAAATATTAAGCGAGGTGATATAGTGCCATTTGAAAAAGATAAAACAAAAAATCCAGCTTATAATTATCTTAATCCTAAAACTGTAAATGAGATAGATAATAATGATAAAAAATCAGAAAAAGAAGCTACAACAAATAATATAGATGAAGAAATAATACCAGAAATAATACCAGATGCAATACCAGTCGTAGAAACTAAGTCAAAGCGCTTAAACTTACTTATATATCCTTCAGTGTATGAAGACATGCAAAGAATAGCAGAGATGAAGGGCGAAAAGGCTAACAATCTTATCAATGAGATCCTAAAAGAATATAGTCAAACAGATGAATCTAAGAAATTAATTGAAGCACATAAGAAAATAAAAGGATAAATTAAAATTTGTGGATAACTTATAATAAATTTGGTAATAATTATAAAGTTATTCACATTTTTTACTTGCAAATTATAACATATGCTTGTATAATTACTTTAATGACAACTGAATAAGAAAAAAGCACCTCACAATCAACATGAAGTGCTTATGGTTAAGGTATTGAGCGGTTTGGCGACCGAGCAATTACTGAATGATATAAGCCTATCACACCGTAACGATTAACGCACCTTTATATGTAGTTTTTTATAACTATATATATTATAACAATACATAGCGTAAAAATCAATATATAATTTCTGTAAAATTAGAATTATAGGTCTGGATAGTAGTATATCTAGACCTTTTTTTGTTGTCAAAATTTATATTTTCACCTAAAAGATACTCATTTTTCTTAAAAATAGAGATTGAGTACCTCTATTAAATTTACCCTTTTTTAAATCAACTACATATTGAGAGTGGAGAACTCCATAAACCACTATAAAAAAGTGATAGGTGTAATAGAGCCAATGAAATAAAGTCTATTCGTTAATGGAGCAATTCTCTTGCTTATGATACTCTATTACCGTCAAAGAGCCGATAGCACTCTTTAAAATGCTGAACGGAGGTACACTAGTGGCAACACGACAACTTAATCCAATCATGGGTGGTGTTATGATGAATTACGGATTATTTAATTACAAGCAAGGATGTGCTTCCGGAGTCTGTCTGAAGACGCTAGCGCAAGTAGTTTAGTCCTTTTCACAGGACTTACTATGCAACAAACCGAGCCGTGAACTGATCCGCTAACTATATCAGACCTTTAGTATATGTCAATAGTAAAAACAAAAAATAATAAAAAACATTCTTCCTGAACGACGAATGGAAAGTAAAGAAAAAGAAGTTTCTGAAGTGTTTAAGGATAGATAGGTGGATCACAACTGGTAAACTGTTTACCTGTTAATATATAACGGGGGTGTATTTACATTTTACCGAACGTTCAAAATTGTAAAATATGCCATATCTGATAGAAACACACCTTTCAATTAAAAATTACAATCGTACTACAACAGTAGAATAATCAATGGTTTACATAATATACCAGTAAATTATACTATTTGTAATTAACTTCGATACCTACTTCGGTAAAATCATGTAAATTCAGGTAATACAGCCATTTTACTATTGAAAATTATTGAATTATTACATGAAAAATACTGTAAAACCCTTAAAATACAGTATTCCATCGAACACTTAGAGAATTTATATAAATTTATATAAAAATATATGGATTCATATGCATTTATATAAATCTATATGCATATATTGTATTATCAACCAATAGCAAGGCGGTGATGCAGTGGAGAAAAAGAAGAAAGAGAAGACAGACGCTTTTCTTGTTACATTTACTAAGGATGAAAAAATGCTTTATCAAGCTATTAATAAACGTTGTGAACATGAATCAAAAGCTGGATTTGCTAAAAAAGCAATGGCGGAGAAGTTGGAACGAGAAAACTTATATAGTCCAATGAATCTATTAATTCACGACTTTATAAAAGAAGAAAATTAAAAAATCCCCATGCAATGCTACGAACATTACACAGGGGTAATACCTAAACACAGGGATGTATTTAAGCATTTTGGAGTTTTGCTAACAGGGGACTATTAGCTATTAAATTATAACATAATATTCCAAAAAGTACAAATAAAATAACCTCTAAAAAAGGGTGTACTTATCCAATTCACAGTTGTAACACTACGTTTCACAGTAAACTGTTACACTACGCTACACAACAGTGTATGCGAGCGATTTTGAAAAGTTGCATGTACACCTTGTCTAAATTCTGAAGATTATATTAAATCACTTTAATATCCTAAAATATATCCGATAACTCTTACTCCTAAAAGAACTACAGTTAACATTGCATAACTCATGCGATCACCTCGATTCTAAAAATTAAATATAAGGGAGTTTCATATATGAATAATTTAAATGCTGTACTTGAGCTAATATTTTTTCAGTTCTGTTCCGTTGCAAAATATATTTTTGCGATCCGTATT